AGCAGGCGTTGGACGTGGCGTATCAATTCCTTGTGACCAATTGCATGGGCGAGCGGTATTTATGGGATGAGGCGGCGGTGAAGCGTTGGGAGCAGACCCCCGCCAGCGACAAACAGCTACACTACGCGCGGCAACTGTGCGCGGCGGCGGGGTACGACTTCCCGCACGGCGAACTGACCAAAGCGCAGTGCGGCGCGATCATTACGAGGTTGGCGTGATGGCTTTTAAGGAGTACAAGATCGACTTCAGCAAGGAGAGCGGCCACCAGCGCGCGCTGTTCCTGTGGGCGGCGCAGCCGAGTGTGCTGAAGAAATACCCGGAACTGGCGCTGCTGTTCCACATCAAAAATGAGACCAAAGAGGGAGCGGCAGCGGTGGCGTATGACCGCACACAGGGCGTGAAAAAGGGCGTACCGGATCTGTTCTTCCCCTGCCAGCGCGGGCGTTTTGGCGGGATGTTCATCGAGATGAAAACCCCAAAGGGCCGTGTGCGGCCGGCGCAGTTGCAATGGATCCGCGACTTGGAGGACCAGGGCTATTTCGCCTGTGTGTGCTATGGCTGGGAGGAAGCGAGGGATAGACTGCTATGGTATCTGAACCTGAACTGAAAGATCTGGAACGCCGCGCCGCGCAGGGGCAGGCCATGCCGGACTATTTGCCAGCACCGGCGCAACTGCTTTACTTATCGCTGCGGCGGCTGTATGCCGACTACGCCGCCGGGCGCATTACGCGAGAAAACGCCAGCGCGGAGAAGAAAGCGATCTACCGGCAGTACCGCCTGTACGCCGAACTGCTGGAGGACACCAAGCGCCTGCGCAGGACGTTCTGCGACCGGCTGGACGAGACGCTGAACGACCGGCGGATGTTCACGCTGGCGATCTCCAAGGGCGCGAGCGCGGAAGAACTGCTGCCCATCGCCTGCCGCATCGTGCGCAAGGTGACGGGCGACGAGAGTATTACATGGGAGGTGAAACCATGAGCGACAAAATCCTCACCTGCCCCGGCTGCCCGTGCCACGGCTGCCCGAGAGAAAACACCAAATCCGGCTGCTCTCGCAACGGCACGGCGGGCGCACGCGACCCGGGTTGCCCGAAGTTCATGGCGTGGGCCCGCGAGGGCTTTGGCAACCAGCACCGGCAGGGCATGGAGAGCATCCGGGAGAGAGATGCGAAGATGAACACAAGAGGTGATTCGAAGTGAGCCATCCACGGTATGACTGGTGGCCTTATGTGAAAGGCATGATTCGGCGTTATCCGGAGCTGAAAGCCCAGGATGAAGAGTTGCACGCTGTCAGCATTTCGCCGGATCTGTCCGGTATGCCGCACGGCAAAGGCGGCGTACATGATCCCGTAGCCGAAGCTGCGCTGCGCGAGCTGCCAGAGGTGAACCGGCGCGAGCTGGCCGCCGTGGAACAGGCCATCGCGGCCACCCGTGCGCTGCCGAACGGGGCCGAGCGGATGCATCTGGTGCGTATTGTTTTCTGGCAGCGGACGCATACTCTATATGGGGCGGCAGATCAGATCGGGTGCAGCGCGCGCACCGCACAGCAGTGGCACGGGGAGTTTATCCGGGCGGTGGCGGCATATTATGGGTTGCTGTGAGGGGCACGAAATGTGAAATTTTAAAACTTTTTCAGTCAAAAAACTTTACACGACCGCCCCGTTTTGATACACTTAGGGCGAAAAAGTGCGTGTTCTGCACCTTTTCCAAAACAATCAAAGGAGGTTTTCGTATGGCAACGAAAAGTATTACAAAAAATGTTGTGATGCGTTCAAAGCCTCTTGCCAAAGGCTTTGTGCGGGCGCTTGAAAACGCCGAGGGCAAATCCAGCAAGCACGTTGAAATGAGCAAAACCGTTCATGTGTTGACGGGTGATAAATTGCAGGAGATTTTCGGCAAAGATGGCAAATAAGCTTACCGGATATGCACTCGTAAATTTAAAAGATTTGATTGAAAATGTTGGAGAGGATCGGGCAAAAGAGATCCTCTCCGCTTTTTCGTGCCCGCAGAATAAGGATGTGGAGGATTTTTTGCGCTTCAAGGCACGGGAATTTTCACGGCAGGGCATTGCACAGACGCATTTGGTGTTCACTTCTTTTCAGGAGCTCCCCGTGCTGATCGGCTATTTCACGCTGGCAAATAAAACGATCGTGTTGCCGAAGAAGAATCTGTCCACCAAGTGGTGCGCTCGCGCCAAACGTTTTTCGGTCGGCTATAACATTGACGGTGCATTTTGGATCCCTGCGCCGTTGATCGCGCAATTGGGCAAGAACTTCACCAACGGCTACAACGATCTGATCACCGGCGATGAACTTTTGAAGCTTGCGTTGGATCGTGTGCGTGAAGCGCAGGCGATGTTGGGCGGCAAATTTGTTTATCTGGAATGTGAGGACAAAGATAAGCTCGTATCGTTCTATGAAGAAAATGGTTTTGTGGAGTTTGGCAAGCGCAGCTTGGAACGGGACGAGCGCGACACCCAGACCGGCGAGTACTTAATTCAGCTTTTAAAATATCTGGACTAAATTCACAAAAAACATTATAGTTTGCGTCTTAGAGCCAAGAATCTGTGCTATAATATTATCATAATAATTTGCCAAGCAAATTATTTGGACAAGAAGTTGGGCTACGCCCGATTGATTTTTATCCGCTTTGGCGGATATGTCATAGAAAGCCGCAGGCGGGGGAAACCTCGTCGGCGGCTTTTGTTATGCCGCTGGCATGGCTGCTGTGGTGCATCGGGTTCGAATCCCGACGGCGGCACCATAAAAATCGCAAGGAAGGTGGGGTGGAATGCCGAATGAGAAAAATCTTATCCCGATGGATCAGCGAAGCGAGAGCGAAGCCAGAGAATTGGGCCATAACGGCGGTATCGCCTCCGGTGCATCCCGCCGCCGCAAGCGCGCCTTAAAAGAGGCCGCGGACCTGTACCTCTCGCTGCCGGTATCGGACCGGCGCAGTTGGAACCGGCTGGCGCGCAAGGGCATCGACCCGGAGGACGTAGACAACCAGATGGCCATGATCGTGGGTCTGGTGGACAAAGCCGCAAAAGGCGATGCGGCGGCCGGGCGACTGGTGCGGGATATCCTGGGCGAGGACGGCCGCGCCGACACGATGGACGCGCAACTGGACGCGGCCGCAAAGCTGCTGGGAGGCATCGATGGCGTTATCGACTAAGCAGCAGGAGTACCTGCAGAACTGTAACCATCGCTGGAACCTCAAAGTCGGCGCCACCGGCTCGGGCAAGAGCTGGCTGGACTACGCTGTAGTGATCCCCAAGCGCCTGATGGCCTTGCGCGGGCAGGGCGCTGCCGTGCTGCTGGGCAACACGCAGGGCACATTGACCCGCAACATCCTCGACCCGATGCGCGCGATCTGGGGTGACGCGCTGGTGGGCACGATCAGCAGCGACAACACGATCCGCCTGTTTGGCCGCCGCGTGTACGTGCTGGGCGCGGACAACAAAAAGCACGTGGCCCGGTTGCAGGGCATGACGATCGAGTACGCCTACGGCGACGAGATGACCACCTGGAACGAAGAGGTGTTCCAGATGCTGAAAAGCCGCCTGCGCTGCGAGCACAGCCATTTCGACGGCACGGCAAACCCCACCTACCCGCAACACTTTCTCAAGCAGTTCATCGATTCGGACGCGGATGTCTACTGCCAGACCTCCACGATCGACGACAACCCCGCCCTCACGCCCGCCTTTGTGGAGGGGCTGAAACGCGAGTACGCCGGAACGGTGTACTACAATCGCTTCATTCTGGGGCAGTGGTGCGCGGCCAACGGCATCATCTACGCGGCGTTCGCCAACTCGATCGCCGCGCGGGATGGCCGCTTCCTCTGGCCGGAGGGCAAGCCGCTGAACCTCTGGCGCGTGATCATCGGCGTGGACTTCGGCGGCAACGGCTCGCAGCACGCGTTTGTGGCCACCGGCGTGCTGCCGGGCTACGCGGGCACTGTGGGCCTCGCCTCGGCCCGTGTGGACGCGCGCGGGGCGGACGCGGATAAACTGGCCGCCGACTTTCTCGCGTTCTGTGAGGGCGTTTTCTCGGCCTATGGCGAGATCTACGCGATCTTCGCCGACAGCGCCGAGCAGGTGCTGATCAACCACCTGCGCAGCGCGGCGCGCACCTCGCGCCTGCCGTGGCTTTCGGATCGCATCTACAACAGCAAAAAGATCGAGATCAACGACCGCATTCGCCTGACGTCCATCCTGATGGGCGGCGGGCGTTTTTGGGTATTGCCGCAGGCTGCCAGCTTGACGGCGGCGCTCTCCGCCGCGCTGTGGAGCGACAAGACCCCCGGCAAGGACGAGCGCCTGGACGACGGCACCACCGACATCGACACGCTGGACGCGTTCGAGTACACGATCGAGCGGGATTTCAAGTATTATTTGAGGTTGACACAATGAACATTGTCCGATTCGTTGAATATCTGAACCGCACCGAGCATCTGCACATCGACGCGGCCTATTACGCCTACATCGACCAGTGGAAGCAGTGGTGGCGAGGCTTCGTGCCGCAGGTGCACGACATCAAAGAGACTGCCTCGGACGGCAGCACGATCAGCCGCCACATGGCCAGCCTGCGGATGCCGAAAGCCGCCTGTGAGGACTGGGCAAGTCTGCTGCTGAACGACAAAACCACCGTGACGATCGCCGACCATCAAAGCGCCGCGTGGCTCGTGGGCAACGACGACCAGACCGGCGGGCTTTTGCGGCAACTGGCGTTCTGGCCGAACGCAAACAAGCTGGTGGAGCTGGCGTTCCGCAGCGGCACCGGCGCGTTTGTGCTGTCCGTCGAGGGCACGACCGCAGGCCAGATCGGGGGCAAAATCGTGCTGGACTACGCGCCCGCCGAGTGCATCCTGCCGATTTCGGTCCGGCACGGCGTGGTGGAAGAAGTAGCTTTCGCCAGCGAAGTGACCGTGGACGGCCACAGCTGCATCTATTTGCAGTTGCACCAGCTCGTGAAGAACCCCGCGGGCGGGCGGCAATACAAGATCACGAACCGCTATTTCGAGAGCCACGAAACCGACGGAGAGAGCGCCGACTACACCGAGCGCGCGCTGCCGCCGGGCGTGGCGCGTTCGCTGCTCACCGGCGCGGACGTGCCCCTGTTCGCGCTCTTCTCCCCCGCCGTGGTGAAGAACCTCCCCGGCGGGCCCGGTCTTGGCATGGCGGTGTTCAGCGAGGCCGTGGACGCAGCCGCGCAGGTCGACCTGGCATTCGACAACTACAAGCAGGACTTATTCCTCGGCGGCAAAAAGGTGTTCTACAACAAGCGTCTGATGCGCCCGCTGATTGGCGCGGACGGCCAGCAGCACTTCATCCCGCCCGACAACATCCGGCGGCAGCAGTTCTTCCAGGTGCCGGACGCAGGGCCGGACGATCCCCCCGACTGGCACGAGTACAACCCCGACCTGCGCGTGGAGGCCAACAGCAAGGCCGTGCAGGACGCGCTGGATTATTTCAGCTTTAAGTGCGGGTTGGGCACGCGGCGGTATCGCTTTGAGCTGGACGGCGCAAAGACCGCCACCGAGTACAACGGCAGCCGCCAGGACATGGTGCAGCACGCCAACCGCCATCAGATCCAGATCGAGGCGGCGTTGATCCAGATCTTCCGCGCGATGCTGTGGGCCGGAAAGACCCAGTTGGGTGCGCCGGTGGACCCGGAGACCGAGATCACGATCAACTTCGACGACAGCTACATCACCGAC